TTTCACTGTCGGTCGGTCGTGGCGAGAAGCTGCCGGTGTCCAAGGGTGCAGGCTTGACAGCCAAGGGCCGCGAGAAGTACAACCGCGAGACTGGCTCGAACTTGAAGGCACCTGCCCCTAACCCCAAGACCAAAGCCGATCAGGGCCGTAAAGATTCATTTTGTGCAAGGATGGGTGCGGTAGCAGCCAACGCCAAAGACGGCGAACGTGCTAAAGCAGCCCTCAAACGATGGAAGTGCTAAATCATGGCTACTAAACCCGGACTCTATGCCAACATCCACGCCAAACGCGAGCGTATCGCTGCTGGCTCTGGCGAGAAAATGCGTAAACCCGGCGCTGCTGGTGCGCCAACGGCCAAGGCGTTTAAAGAATCGGCCAAAACGGCTAAAAAGGGTAAATAACATGCCGCTGAAAAAATCTGCATCCAAACCTGCGTTCAAAGAGAACGTCAAAGCTGAAATTAAAGCCGGTAAGCCTGTTAAACAGGCCGTTGCCATTGCCTATTCCGTCAAACGTGAAGCTGAGAGGAAGAAAAAATGACCGATAAATCTACAGACCCTTGGATTCATCGCTCGGAGGGCATGAGGTGCAAGACCTGCATCTGGTTTGTGCCAAAGGTAACTATCATGAAGGAAACCATTGACACGCCCAACCCTGTCTACCATTTGGGCAGATGCCGCCGACACGCCCCAACCATGAACGGCTACCCTGTAGTGTTTGTAAATGATTGGTGCGGTGATCACCGAATTGACGAAAACAAAGTATGACCACAATGAAAGCACTCCAGAACTGCCTGATCATCGAACGCGACATCGAAAAACATGCGATGTTTGAGCTACTTTCGACAGAGAAACAGGAAACGGGTATAGTTGTGGCTGCTGGCCCTGACTGCAAAGAGCTAAAAGTCGGTGATCACCTATACTTTGGCGTAGGACAGGAATTCACGCAAAATGGCAAAGAATACGTTGTGATGCGTGAACCGCACGTTATAGGAGTCCTCAATGGCTGACCCAACTGGCATGGTTGCCGCTGCTGCTGTTGCAAACGGCGGCAAGCCCAAGAAAAGTGCCTCTGACATTTTGGCAACCGCCCGGTCCCGTCTGGATCAGGCGGTGTCTGCGCTGTCTGAGTCGCGTGAGGACGAGATCGACGACCTGCGGTTCTACGCAGGCTCTCCGGACAACCAGTGGCAGTGGCCTGCTGACGTGCTGGCAACCCGTGGCGCTGTGCAGGGCCAGACCATCAACGCCCGTCCTTGCCTGACCATCAACAAGCTGCCCCAGCACGTTCGTCAGGTCACCAACGACCAGCGTCAAAACCGCCCCGGTGCCAAAGTTATCCCCGTTGACGACAACGCTGATGTGCAAGTGGCCGAGGTGTTCAACGGCATGATCCGTCACATCGAGTACATCTCGGACGCTGATGTGGCCTATGACACCGCCTGCGAGAACCAAGTGGCCTATGGCGAAGGCTACATCCGTCTGCTGACCGAGTATTGCGACGACAACACGTTCGACCAAGACATCAAGATTGGCCGCGTGCGTAACAGCTTCTCGGTCTACATGGACCCGCTAATCCAAGACCCCACTGGCGCTGACGCCAAGTGGTGTTTCATCACCGAAGACGTGACCCGCGCTGAGTTTGAGCGCATGTACCCCGATGCCACCCCCATCACGACACTTCAGTCGCTGGGCGTGGGCGATCAGTCGATCAGCAACTGGCTCAACGAAGACACAGTGCGCTTGGCCGACTATTACTACATCGACTACGACAAAGCCACGCTGAACTTGTACCCCGGCAACGCAACAGCCTTTGAAGGCACGCCCGAGGACAAAGAACTGCGGATGATCTACGGCAAGCCCAAGCGTTCACGCGAGTCTGAGCGACCAAAGGTGCGCTACTGCAAGATCAACGGTTACGAAATCCTTGAAGAACGCGAGTGGGCTGGCAAGTGGATTCCCGTGATCCGTATTGTTGGCAACGAGTTTGAGGTCGATGGCCGTTTGTACGTGTCTGGTCTTGTGCGTAACGCCAAAGATGCCCAGCGCATGTACAACTACTGGGTGTCTCAAGAAGCCGAGATGCTGGCGCTGGCCCCCAAGGCACCGTTCATCGGCTACGGTGGTCAGTTTGAAGGCTACGAAGAAAAGTGGAAGACTGCCAACACCAACAACTGGCCGTATCTGGAGGTCAACCCTGACGTCACAGACGGTCAAGGCGCTGTGTTGCCCCTGCCCCAGCGTGCCCAGCCGCCAATGGCGTCTTCTGGCCTGCTGCAAGCCAAATCGGGCGCTGCCGAGGACATCAAGGCCACGACAGGGCAGTACAACGCATCGCTGGGCATGGGTTCCAACGAGCGTTCAGGCAAAGCCATTCTTGCCCGTCAGCGTGAAGGCGATGTGGGCACCTACCACTACGGCGACAACCTCGCCCGTGGCGTGCGCCATGTGGCCCGTCAGTTGGTGGACCTGATCCCCAAGATTTACGATACCCAGCGTATCGCCCGGATCATTGGTGAAGACGGCGAGACAAAGATGGTCAAGATCAACCCTGACCAGCCCGAGCCAATCAACGAAATCCGCGACGAGCAGGGCATTGTAATTGAGAAAATCTACAACCCCGGCGTGGGTAAGTACGATGTTGTGGCGATCACTGGCCCCGGCTACGCGACCAAGCGTCAAGAAGCACTCGAAGCGATGGCTCAGTTGCTGCAAGGCAACCCACAGTTGTGGCAAGTCGCTGGCGACCTGTTCGTCAAGAACATGGACTGGCCCGGTGCTCAGGAAATGTCCAAGCGGTTCGCCAAGACCATTGATCCAAAGATTTTGGCCGATGACGACAAGTCCCCAGCCCTGCAAGCTGCTGAACAGCAGATTCAGGCGATGGGTGCCGAGATGGAGAACATGTACCAGATGATCACCAACGTCAGCAAGTCCATTGAGATGCAAGACTTGAAGCGCAAGGACTATGAGGCTGAGATCAAGGCGTATCAGGCTGAAACCCAGCGCATCACGGCCACACAAGCTGGCATGAACGAGCAACAGATTCAGGACATCGCTATGGGTGTGGTTGCTGCGGCAATGGAGTCCAACAGCCAACTGAGCGGAATTCCTGAGATGCCCGGTCAAGAGATGGATGTCGGCATGGAGCAAATGCCCCCTGAAGGAGCCATGCAATGAACGCATCGCAATTGGTAGGAACGCTGTTTTTGGCCCGAAATGTGACTCATTCGGTGCATCTGAACACCCGCAGCTACAGCAAACATGTGGCGCTGAACACGTTTTACGACGAGGTTGTGGATGTGGCAGACAAGTTTGCCGAGGCGTATCAAGGCCGTCATGGTCTAATTGGCCCCATCGCCATCCCAGCGGCCAAGAAAACCATTAATATCATCGAGTTTTTGCAAGATCAGCTTGGTGAGATTGAAAAAGGTCGTTACGACGTCTGTGAGAAGACAGACACGCCGATCCAGAACATCATCGACGAAATCGTTGGGTTGTACCTGTCCACCCTTTACAAACTTCGCTTTTTAGCATAAGGAAGCAATCATGGCACTCTACAAACAAGGCAACGCAGACGCCCAAATCAAAATCGGCGGCGGCAAGTTGTTCGGCGTGTTCGTGTCGAGCACCAGCAGCGGCACTTTTGCCCTGTACGACAGCGCAACTGCCAGCACCAGCGACCCCAAAATCATCGCCACGGTGACTGTCGCCGCTGGTACCCAATACGCAAGTTTCCCTGCTGGCATTTGGTTCAGCAAGGGTCTGTTCATTGACATCGCAAACACCATCGAATACACGGTTGTTTACGACTAAGATTTTCCGATGTAATATCGGGCAAACCGTACTGATCCGGTAGATCAGGGATTCAATAGAATCAAAAATGACTGATGAAGTCCAATCCTTAGCGGAAGTTGACTCCGCGCCTGCGCCAGAAGTGACGGCCACTCCTGAAGCGATTGAAAATGCGCCGGAAGTCGCTGAAAATCAACCCGAACAAGTTGAGGAGAAGAAATACTCCCAAGCTGAAATCGACGCGATGATCGGCAAACGCCTCGCAAGAGAGCAACGTAAGTGGGAACGAGAGCAGCAACAACGCCAAGCTGAACAGCAGGTGTTGAAAGCAGCGCCAGCAGCATCCGCTGACCAGTTTGAAAGCCCTGAAGCCTATGCGGAAGCATTGGCCCTCCAGAAAGCTGAAGAACTGATCGCCAAGCGTGAAGCCGCCAAGCAGCAATCCGCTGTGCTCGAGAGCTATCAAGAACGTGAGGAAGCGGCACGGGACAAATATGACGACTTCGAGCAAGTTGCATACAACCCCAAGCTACCAATCACCGATGTGATGGCTGAAACGATCCAGTCTTCGGACATTGGCCCCGAGTTAGCTTACTACCTTGGCTCCAATCCCAAAGACGCAGAGCGTATCTCACGCATGTCGCCACTCGCACAGGCGAAAGAAATCGGGAAGATTGAGGCGAAATTGGCGTCTGATCCTCCTGTAAAACGAACCACGTCAGCGCCTGCGCCGATTTCACCTGTCACCGCACGCTCCTCTGGAGCACCGGCCTATGACACTACGGACCCACGGTCTATCAAGACCATGACGGATTCGCAGTGGATTGAAGCCGAACGTGCACGGCAGATGAAGAAGTTGCAAGCAATGGCAAACCGCTAATTTTTTGAAAGGACTAACATGTCTAACAGTATTCTGACCATTGACATGATCACCCGCAAAGCTCTCGAAATCCTCGAGAACAACTTGGTGATCACCCGCAACGTGAACCGCCAGTACGACGACAGCTTTGCTGTTGAAGGCGCCAAAATCGGTTCTACACTGCGTATCCGTTTGCCCGACCGCGCTCTGGTGACCGACGGTGCCGCCCTGCAAGTTCAGGACGACAACGAACAGTTCACCACTCTGACTGTTTCCAGCCAGAAGCACATCGGCGTGAACTTCACATCTGCTGAATTGACCATGCAATTGGACGACTTCGCAGAGCGTGTGTTGAAGCCTCGTATCAGCCAGTTGGCCTCCAGCGTTGACGCTGACGTTGCCAACGCATACAAGTACATCGGTAACTCCGTTGGTACTCCCGGCTCTACTCCTTCAACTTCTTTGGTGCTGTTGCAAGCCCAGCAGAAGCTGAACGAAAACGCTGCCGTGATGTCCCCACGTTACGCTACCGTCAACCCTGCCGCTAACGCTGGTTTGGTTGAAGGCATGAAGGGCTTGTTCAACCCCACCGACACTATCAGCAAGCAGTTCAAGAACGGCATGATGGGTACTGGCGTGTTGGGCTTTGACGAGATCAACATGTCTCAGTCGATCAAGCAGTTCACCACCGGTTCGCGTACAGCCACTGGCGGTACCCTGTCGGCTGCTGTGTCGTCCGAAGGCGCAACCACTATCGCCATCACCGGCGCTGGTGCAAACGCAACTGTTAAGCAAGGTGACGTGTTCACCGTGGCCGACTGCTATGCAGTGAACCCACAGACTCGTGAGTCTACTGGTTCGTTGTTCCAGTTCGTGGCTGCTGCTGACGTGACTTTGAACGGTTCCGGCGCTGGTAGCATCACCGTGTCCCCAATGTACTCGGCCAGCAACGCTTTGGCTACCGTGGACAGCTTGCCTGCCTCCGGTAAGGCCGTCGTGTTCTACGGTGCTGCTTCTAGCCAGTACGCTCAAAACTTGGTGTACCACAAGGATGCCATCACTTTCGCAACTGCTGACTTGCTGTTGCCACAAGGCGTGGACATGGCTGCTCGTGCCGTTCACAACGGTATCAGCTTGCGCGTTGTTCGTCAGTACGACATCAACAATGACCGCTTGCCTTGCCGTGTTGACGTTCTGTACGGCTACAGCACGATCCGTCCTCAAATGGGCGTTCGCCTCTGGGGCTAATCTGAAACGGGGGCTTCGGCCCCCTTTCGTGTATCTTAATCTTGAAAGGAAATTATCATGGCTCTCCCTAATGGTGCAGGTGGTTATCAAGTTGGCGACGGTAACGTCGGCGAAGCTCAACTGTTCGTGCAAGGCGCTCCTACTGCCGTGGCTGCTGCTGCGACAATGACAAGCGCTGAGTTGGCAAACGGTCTGTTTGTGTTCAACGGCTCTGCCGGTAACTTGACTTTGCCCACCGTGGCACTCGTCGAGTCTGACATCAGCAGCGCATCCAAAGTGAACGCAGCATTTGACTTCATCGTCATCAACGCTGACGCTTCTGGCTCTGACGCTGTGACCTTGGCTGCTGGTACTGGCTGGACTTTGGTTGGCACTGCCGCCGTGTCTGCTGGCACCTCTGCCCAGTTCCGCGCCCGTAAAACCGGCGACGGTGCTTGGACTGCATACCGCATTGCCTAAACCTAAAAGCCCCCTCGGGGGCTTTTTAACTAAGGATTTATCATGGCAAATACCAAACCGATTGGCGTTGCATATACTGACCAAGACATCGTTGGTGCAGACAATATTTTGTCTAGCGGCTCTTTGGGCTACACCGCAGATGCTCAAGGCACAGTCACGCAAGCTACCAGCAAGTCCACAGCGGTAACGTTGAACAAGTCTGCTGGTCAAATCACAATGAACAACGCAGCTTTGGCAAGTGTGACCAACGTGACCTTCACGTTGAACAACTCGCTTATTTCTGCCAATGACATTGTGATTTTGAACGTAGCAGCGGGCGCCACTGCTGGTGCATACAACTGCTGGGTTTCTGGCTTGAGCACTGGCTCTGTCAGCATCACCCTTCGCAACATTTCTGGCGGTTCGCTGTCGGAAGCTGTTGTGATCAACTATTCGTTGATTCACAATGTGTAAACCAAACGGGGGCTTCGGTCCCCGTTTTTAAAGAATCCAAATGGCTGTTATCTATCTCACACACCCCGACCACGGTGCAAAAGTTGCCACAATGGAACTTGAAGCCGAGGCCGATGAACAAAACGGCTGGACTCGTTATAATCCAGACACGCCTTCGGTTCCCGAAGCAGCGGCCAACACACTTGTTGTAAAGCGCAGAACCACGCGCAAAGTTGAAGCTGAACCTGAAGGAGTCTGAGCATGGCTACGTACACCGCTGGCGATCAAATCAACCGAGCATTGCGATTGCTTGGCATTCTTGCCGAAGGTGAAACGCCGTCTGCTGCAATGTCCCAAGACGCTCTGATGGCGATGAATCAGATGATTGAGTCGTGGAACATCGAGCGTCTTTCTGTTTTCTGCACCCAAGACCAAGTGTTCACTTGGCCCTCCGGCCTCATCAGCCGCACTCTCGGCCCGTCTGGTAACTTTGTGGGCAACCGCCCCGTTTTGTTTGATGACTCGACATACTTCAAGGCACCCAACGGCGTGTCGTATGGCGTTAAATTCATCAACCAGCAGCAGTACAACGGTATCGCCGTCAAGACCGTCACATCCACATACCCGCAGGTGATCTTCGTCAATATGACGTACCCTGACGCTGAGATGTTCATCTACCCCCGTCCTACACAGGACTTGGAGTGGCACTTTATTTCCGTTCAGGAATTGGACCAGCCTGCTGAGTTGGTCACTGAGTTGCATTTCCCACCGGGTTATCTGCGCGCATTTACCTACAACTTGGCGATGGAAATTGCGCCCGAGTTTGGCGTAGAGCCAAGCCCACAGGTGCAGCGCATCGCCATGACCAGCAAGCGCAACTTGAAGCGCATCAACAATCCTGACGATGTGATGGCGCTGCCTTACGCGATTGTGGCAACCCGCCAGCGTTTTAACATCTACGCCGGTAACTACTGATGGACTCCCCAATCCTCGGCTCCAGCTATGTGGCCCGTAGCGTCAACGCTGCGGACAACCGCATGGTCAACTTGTACCCCGAGATTGTTCCCGAGGGTGGCAAGACCGCTGCATTCCTTTCCCGCTGCCCCGGCCTGCGCCGTCTGGTGGCGGTAGGCAACGGGCCAATCCGTGGGCTGTGGGCGCTCAAAGACTACCTGTACGTGGTGTCTGGCGATACGTTTTATCGTTTGAACTTGTACGGGACCAGCACACGCTGGCGCATCATTGCCAAGGGTACGGTCACCGGCACCGGCCCTGTGTCGATTGCCGACAACGGCACGCAGATTTTTATCGCTTGCAACCCTGACGGTTTCATTTACAACACCGTTACCGAGGTGTTTGCAGAGATTACAGACCCTGACTTCCCCGGCGCTGTTAAGGTGGGCTATCTGGATGGCTACTTTGTGTTCAACGAGCCAAACAGTTCCCGTGTTTGGGTGACCGCGCTTCTTGACGGCCTGTCGGTTGACCCGCTGGACTTTGCCAGCGCTGAAGGCGA